ATATCACCTCGTATATATTTTATGGAATAAAAATGATAAACGACAAGGAGAATTAAATGGCATTTGAAATGAAAAATCAAACAGGTTCTTTTTTCAAACCAAGAGCGGATCAATCAATATTTTACCAAGGAAAAATTAAACTCAACAATGAAGAAGTAAATGCAATCATCATCAAGAACGAAAAGAAAGAAGGTGGGGCAAATTATAGAATTTTTGTTGATATTGGTGGCATTAAACCATTAACCAATGCTGATAAACAAAAGTTTAAACAAAACCCCCCATCCGTAAATGGTGGTTTCACAAAAGACTTTACAGAATATTGGTTCACCGCTTGGACAAATGAAACAAAAGATGGTGATAAATATTTGTCCGCTACCATAGAGCCAAAGGAGGAGCAAAAACCTATACCACAAAAAGCTAATGTAATGTCAGATGATGAGGATTTTCCATTTTGACAAAGTTGTATAAAAATAAAGCGCATTTGGCTTGGGTGCATGAGTTAGGTTGCTGTTTGAGAAATGCAGAGGTAGCTGATGCACTCAGATCATCTTGCGTGGGTGAAATACAAGCACATCATCTTCTGAAGCCTTGGGAGGGCTTTAGAGGCATGGGAATGAAGGCATCAGACAGAAATATCATTCCTTTATGTTTTGCCCACCACCAAGCCTTACACAATAGAGGGGATGAAAATAAATATTTTGAATTGGCGATGAACGATCAAGATTTTGGCAGAAATGTAGCAAAGTCTTTGTGGTTTTGTTCGCCTTATTTTGAGGAGTAAAAAATGCAATACAAATGGGAAAATTACATCAAAGGGTTTATTAGTTTTGAGAATATAGAGTTAGATTTACCAGATAATTATAATGTGATGGGTTTTGTTATCGCAAGATTCAAAAACGGAAATGCTGAAGCCTGTTTAATACCAAATAAAAAATACATTTCGCAGAGCATAATTCATGCAGACATTTGGAAAGATGCGTCTGGTGATCTTAATGAAATTTACCGAAAAACTCTAAGGGGTGATCGTGATGATAACTGACGATGAGGTTGAAAAAGCGTTAGATTATTTGCGTGATAATGCAATTGAATCGGCACAGGCAAGAGCCAATCGAATTTACTGTGATGAATACAGAAAATCACTCAAAGCGATGATCATGGCTGAACATAAATCGCTACCTGTTACAGCACAGGAAAGAGAGGCTTATCGAGATAAAAGATATATGGACCATTTAGAAGGCTTAAAGGAAGCTGTTAAAATAGATGAACAGCATAGGTTTTTAAGGGTGGCGGCTGAAGCCAAGATAGAGGCATGGCGGTCAATGAACGCAAACATAAGGGCGATGAAACTATGACACAAAAAGAGAAAGATATACCACAGAGATTATTCAATAAAAGAGAGACAGCAATATATTTAGGTTTATCTGTTCCAACTTTAAATAAACTCATCAAAGATCGTAAAGTTCCACAGGCAATCAAGTTAAGTGAAGGTAGGTGGGCATGGGATAGTGAAGCATTAAACAAATGGATTGATGAAAAACAAAAAACATGATAGCCTTGTTCTGAGGGTTGTCTCAGAACTGGCGTTTTATCCAACCCTCACCAAAATTTCATGTTTTCCTCCCAAACCCCATCTCATTAGATTTGGGGTTTTTACATATTTTACATTATTTTATGTCATTTACATAAATAATTGTTGACTATATTCAACATTATCTTGTAAAGTGATTCTATAGACTTTTATTGGAGAACAAAATGACTATCGAAGCAACATATTTTATCTCATCAGGCGCAGGTAACGGAATGTTTACATTACGCAAGAATGATGGTTTTGATCAGTATGGTGAACTAAAATCTTATCATGTGCGGAATTTATGCCGTGATCCTAAAGAGGCATATCAAAAAGCTAGAGAATATGTGATTTCACAAAACCTTGATCCTGATGCTATGGATCAAGATTATTCACCTGCCATGCGAGTTTTAGAAGATTCTATTCCAAACACAGAATTGAATACATGGGGTGAGTGCAATCCAGAATATCAAAACCAAATGTCTTATGTCAAAGCAGGTGTGATGCCTTGGGGTAAATATTATGATGAAAAGATTGATACTATTCCTATCTCTTATTTTGTTTATATGTTTCAAAGCGATGTAGAAAAAAAGCAATCTAACATTGTCAAAGAAAATATCAGAAAACAGGTTTTGCTTAGAAAAGCAGAATTTACTTCCTATGTTTCTGAGCAAGCTATCAAAGCGACACAACGCCAACAGGAAGAAGAAGAAAGACGAGCAAGTGCGATTGATGTTCCAGAGGGAAAGATCGATATTTCTGGCAAGATTGTTGGTGTGAAATATCAAGAAAATATGTTTGGTGGTTCATTTAAAATGATTGTGGAAGCTAAAGAAGGATTCAAAATCTTTGGCACAATTCCAAATAGTTTCATGGAGATGGTTGAAAGTATGTATGACCTTAAAGGCAAAAGTGTTTCTTTTTCAGCAACATTAGAGAGAAGTCAAAATGACAACAAATTCGGTTTTTTCAAAAGACCAACAAAAGCAAAGTTTTCATAGGAGGCAATCAATGACAAAACAAATCGATCAGGATGTTTTAACAATGAAAAACATTCTAAGTTCAAAGTTTGTATTAGAGAAGGATGAGATAAAGAAGGTCCGTGAATATCTGGGATTTTCACAAGCATATTTAGCAAATGCGTTTGGATTGAAAGATAGAAGCTCCATAGCACATATTGAATCTGGGCGTAAATCATTAGGCGTTTCTCAGAACTATCAACTATGTGATATGCTCAAAAATAAACTAAGGGATGAGGGTCACAAGGATGTTTAGATTTCCATCACATCACAATGCACCAGAGTTCAGTCACAAAGGATATGTCTATATGCCTGATTTAGATGACGGTGATACAGATGTAGTCAAAGTCTATCACAATGTTTACAGAAGGCTTGATCTGCTCCATGCTCAAAAGTTTAAAACAAAAGCGCAACCATGTTTTGAAAGTAGAAGTTTTCAAGATTACTCAGGTTATCAGTATTTGACTGAAGAACAATTCAAAGAATTTATAGATAAAATGGATTGGGCATTACAAGATGGAAGATGAAACAGTAGAGGAGTTTAGAAAAAAATTAAAGGAATCGCGGGATAAAGTAATCAACTTTCAAAAACAACCAGAACCAGAAGTGAAACAGAAAAAACAACGCCATATGACATCTGCTGAAGCAAGAGCGAAAAGTGGGTGGCGCAGAGGGTTAGAACTAGGAGGATCAATAATATGAGAATATTTTTAATTTTATTTGCTTTATCAGGATGCGCTTATAAACCAGTAGTCGATTTGAGGGCATCTGAAGAAAAGGCACAGTTGTTCCAAAGAGACTCAATGGAATGTCGCAGAATAATAAAAGAAAACATCCCTTGGTATTATGATCGCAGTAGTGCGCTTGAAAAATGTCTTGAAGGGCGAGGACATTCAGTTTTAAACTCATATAAATAAACCAACAATCGGAGAATCAAATGTCAATAAAAGCAATGAACTGGGCTGACAGTCAAACAACTGGAAAATCAATTAATAAATATGTTCTGGAAAAGTTGGCTAATTATGCTGATGAAAAACATTCTTGTTTTCCAAGTTATCAGCACCTTGCAAGAAAATGTGAATCTACGCCACGCACAATAATGAGAGCAATTAAATCGTTAGAGGAGGCAGGATTTATTGAGATACAGCCAAGATACACCAAAGATGGTAAGCAAACATCTAACAGGTTTATTTTGAACGTTAGGGGTGACAAAAATGAGGGGGTGGGGGTGACAAAAACAACACCCGATCCTACTAGAGATAATCATATATATATACATAATAGTGAGGGTGACAAAAAAAACACCCCTTATACAGTGCATTTTGAGGAATGGTGGAGGGCTTATCCAAGAAGAGCAGGGTCTAAGAAAAAAGCCTATGATTCATGGTTTAAAGCTGTTGATGGTTGGGTTGACCATAACGAGTTGCTTTCAATTACTCGTTCATTTTCACAACAACAACAAGGCAATGAACTCAAATTTATTCCACATCCTACAACATGGTTAAATGGGCGGTCATGGGAGACTGTGAAAGAAGTCAATAAAGTGCAATCAAATAAAAATCAGTTGGCAGGTTAAGATGGAAAAATTAATAGAAGAGGGTATTCGCATTCGATCACATAATCAGGGCGATTACAAAACCACTTGCCCTAAATGCTCACACACAAGAAAGAACAAAAAAGACCAATGCCTATCGGTGACTGTAAAATCAGATGGAGGAGCAGTTTGGAAGTGCCATCACTGCGAGTGGGTTGGTGGCACTGGTGGAGAGTCATACCAGAAAAAAGAATACAAAAGACCTCAAGCACCAAAAAATTCTGACCCTGACAGTACACGCATGGTTAAATGGTTTGAGAGTAGGGGTATAAGTAAAAAAACAATAGCTGATTTTAACATTACTCGAACAGTAAATTTTTTTAATAATGGTGAGGAGGGTTGTATTGCTTTCCCTTACTATCAAAAAGGCGAACTAGTAAATATAAAATACCGCACCTCTAACAAGGAATTTCGTCAAGAAAAAGATGCAGAACGTAGTTTATTTAACATGGATCGTGTTGTTCAGTTTTGGGAAGATAACCCACAAAAAAACAAAAGGGTAATATTTGTTGAAGGTGAAATGGATGTGTTGTCTCTGTATGAGGTTGGTTTTCCACACGCAGTATCGCTACCAGATGGCGCACCAAAGACAGCGAAGTTTGACCCAGATGATAAGCGATTTCAAGCGTTGAAGTCAGCAGAATGGATTGACCAAGCAGATGAAATAATCATAGCTGTTGATAATGATGAGGCAGGGAAGTCATTACAATTGGAACTGTTGCATCGGTTTGGAAAAGACAGATGTTCCACAGTCACATTTCCAGATGCGTTTGATATTGTAACCAAAGATGCAAATGAAGTGCTGATGACACATGGGGCTGATGCGCTCAAGTATATGATTAAATCAAGAACGCCTTGCCCAGTAGAGGGGATTTATACTGCCACAGATTATGAAGCAGAGGTCTTTAATATCTACCAAGGTAATATTCAAAAGCCAGTATCAACAGGGTTTCAAAATCTCGATGAAATTTACAAGGTGATGCCATCTACATTTTGCCTTGTGACTGGTGTTCCAAATCACGGTAAGTCAAATTTTATCGATCAAATCGCTATAAACTTAGCGCAGAATGAAAACTGGAGATTTGCAATATTCAGCCCAGAACATTCGACTGCAAATCATCTTAGAAGATTGTCCGAAAAGGTGACAAAAAAACCATTTGATATTGGTATCACAGAACGGATGAGTGTCAATGAGCTTGGAACTGCATTGGCATTTTTAAAAGACAAGTTTTATTTTATCGAAAGTAGGGATATCATTCCGAATATTGATTGGCTGTTAGCTAAAATGCGAGTTGCCTGTCTCAGGCATGGGGTAAAAGGCATAATTATTGATCCTTATAACGAGATTGACTCAACTAGACAAAACACCAAAAGAGAAGACGAACACATAAGGGATTTGATTTCAGCGTGTAAGCAATTCTGTAGGAGGCACAATGTAGCGATGTGGATGGTAGCGCACCCTGCAAAAATGCAACGAAATTCTGAAGGGGTTATCCCTGCGCCAAGTTTATATGATGTAAGTGGTTCAGCGCATTGGAATAATATGGCAGATGTTGGTTTGGTAATTCATAGGGATTTTGAGCAAAATGAGACAATGGTAATTACTCGCAAGGTGAGGGAACAAGGGCTTTATGGTTCGATTGGTCAAGCACATTTCAGATATTCTAACACTCAGCGCATTTATTGTGAGATTGCTAATAATGCAGACACAGATGCGGCTTAGTGATAAAGTTGTTTATAGATATGTTCCGCATGAAAATGTTGATCAATATCGAAAGTTTGGTTGGGTGTTTCAGTGTGATATTAAAGGGCATCATGGGCAGTATGCAGTTATCATGAAGAAGGTGAAAGATGATAAAAAAAATAGCTAACCAAACTCTTATTTTAGGGAATAGTCTGGAGATTATGCCAGAGTTGGATCATTTTGATCATTTAATATCTGATCCACCCTACGAACAGAGAATGCATGATTCAAAATCTAGTCAGGTAAATAGTCCAAATAAAGACCATAGAGGATTGAGAACAGATGGGAGAAGAGAACTACAAGCGTTAGATTTCAATGGTATAGATAATATTAGACATGAGTTTATTAAATTATCTTCACAAATTGTTTTAAAATGGTTCATTGTGTTTTGTACTGTCCAGGGTACAGCTTATTGGGCAGAGGCAATCAATGAGTCTCAGATGAAGTATAAAAGAGCTTGTGCGTGGGTGAAACCTGACTGTACCCCACAGTTAAATGGTCAATGCCCTGCACAGGGGTTTGAATGTTTTGTCACGGCTTGGTGTGGTCAAGGTCATTCAAAATGGAACTCTGGTGGTAAGCGTGGCGTTTATACGCATTTTGTAAATCCCTCCGATAGAGATGGTAGACACCCCACAGAAAAACCCCATAGGCTTATGAGTGAGATAATAAGAGATTTTGTGCAACCAGAAGATATAATACTTGATCCCTTTATGGGTAGCGGTACAACGCTCATATCAGCCCATAGAATGGGTCTAAGTGCTACAGGTATAGAAATGAACCCAGATTACTTTGATGTGGCTGTAGAACGCTTAAAACGTGAAGAAACGCAGTCATCTTTGTTTCAAGTACATTACATCAAGCCAAAGCAAGAGAAAATGAAATTGTAAATAGACTTTTCTTAAAGAAAATGATAGAAATGATTAAATTAGACTGAAGTGTTTGCTAGGTTCATGACACACTCACGATCCCACTTAGCGATCTTTTCATTTTGATTCTCCAATAGAGGTTCGTGGTTGTTCCTCGATCAAGGGGGTAGGTTCACAATCGCCTATCCCCTTTTATTGGAAATAAATAATTTCCGTGGTATATAAAAAAGCATGGACAAGAAAAAGAAAAATCCAGTTGGTAGACCCAAAACACACATTGACCCAAAGAAGTTAGAAGAGCTTTGTGTGTTAAACTGTACGATGCCAGAAATAGCCGCTGTTCTCAGAATGCCTCTACGCACTTTAGAAGATAGAGTTAGTGCTGATAAAAATCTCAAAGAGATAATCGATAAAGGCAGAAAAGAGGGAATGATTTCTGTTAGGCGTAAGCAGTTCCAGATCATGAATGATGATTCTAATCCAACAATGGCAATATGGCTTGGCAAGCAATTGTTAGGTCAGAGGGATAAACACGATCTTGTGACAGAAGATAAATCTAGTGAAAAACTCACACAAGCATTTGACATGATTGCAAAGATGGCAAGAAATAAGGCAGATGAAGATAATGCCTGATGGTCAAATGGATTTAAAAAACATTAAAAAACTGGAAGAAATAGCAACTAATTTAGATACTGAAGCAGAGAAATCTGCTTTTTTTGCGTTTGCACAGTGGGCAACAATATCCAGAAAGAAACAATATACGCCAGAGGGCGATTGGTCTATCTGGTTAATATTAGCAGGGCGAGGTTGGGGTAAAACACGCACAGGAGCGCAAGACATAGTGTCTTATGCATTATCGCACCCAAATGTTCGTTGTGGCGTTGTAGCCCCCACACAGGGCGATTTAAGAAGGGTTTGCTTTGAGGGGGATAGTGGACTTCTAAAATGTATTCCAGATGCCTGTTTTTTAGTATCACGATCCGAATCCTACAATAAATCTAATATGGAAATATCCTTGTGGAATGGTTCAATCATACAAGGTTTTGCCGCCATCGAGCCAGATAGTTCC